CGCTGCGGCCAAGGTCGCGCGGCACCGGATTTGCAAGAGATAGCCATTGGTCGGGCTGACCGCGACGTTGACCGGCGAGAAGCTGATTGTACCGCTTGCGCCAAGCGGGTTGGAAATGAAAGCATTGGAGACGGTAATCACGTTCCCGGCGATGTTGGTGATGGTCGTGTCCTGCGGCAGCCGGAAGGTGCTGTGCTGGATAAAATCTCCAATCTGCGGCTGGCGGGTCAGGGCGGCCAGATCGGCCGTACTCACCGTTACTGTGGTAGCACCGTTTGCTGGGTCGCCGCCCTGCGTCCGAACCGTATTCGCAAGGAACGTCCAGGACGCGCCAAAACCGCCGCCCGTGTCGATCTTGTATTCCCAGATCAGGTTCTGAACATCTGTCCCGCCGCACGATCCACCGCCACCGAAAGCGGTGTGGCCATAGAAGCGATAGGGCGAAGTCCAAACCACTTCATCCGTCAGTTTCGAGAGAACGATGCTCCCGTTTCCGGTGTAGCCAGAGCCGGTTCCAAACGTCCCAGAAAGTTGACTTGCTGAAGCGGCGGTCGGCTCGTTCGCCATGACCGAGATGCGCCCTGTAGTGGTGGAGTTGTAAGCATCATCCCAATGCGTCCCGTTGCAGTTTGCAAAGCCGCGCCGGAAATTCGACCAGCGTGCGCCTCGGCTTGTAATTGACTGTCCGCTCAAATCGAAAAACTGCGATCCAGTCGCCCAAACGTCGAACATTTCAATCAGAGGCATGGTTTGGGTGAACGACACCGGCCCGATGCGATTGTTCGTGGTGTAAATACGCCGAAACGTCGCCCGAGAACCCGGCCCACCGTTCAAAATATAGCCCATTGGATTAACAGAACCGCAATCATACGGCGCAGTCGGTGTGCCGATATTGGAGATTTTTAAATTAGTGAAGTACCCCGCAGCTAGGTTCACGATCTGGTCGTACGGGTGCACATTGGGCAGTCCGCCAAGCGATGCGAAGCCGTCAATTTCGATGTTCGTGCCGGTGACGGCGAAAGCCTGACTCGCCATTGCTGGTGTGCCGCCCGTCATGACATCCGCGTATTTGAAATTCTTGATTAGGATGTTTGAGTTTCCTGCCGCGATTGAAGTCTGGCCGTTAATGACTTCGCAGTCCTCCAGAACGCAGTTCGACATCCCCAAGTTCACAGTAACAAAATTACCAATCGCACTGGCCGGAACCCTCTGGGAAATGCCCTGCCATCTTGCGATCAGGTCAAATCGGCAGCGACGAAACTCGACATTTGTAGTGTTCCCTGCTGAGAAAACCCCCGCGTTACTGCGGCGCGTGAACCGGCTATCCGTAGCGCCCCCGGCGAAGGCGTTTGCAAAGGAAAGTGCCACAGTGGCGGAGGCAATCAGGCCCACGCCGACGCAGCAGTTGGTAATTGATGTGCTGCCAATAAACTGTGTGGTGCAGCTATCGGAAATCACCATGTTGCCAGTGTTAAACCAATTCAGCACAGCGCCCTTCACCGTGGGGCCGGGGTTGCCGGATTGGAAATAATACCGCGTGTTGAGCGCGGTCAGCATCGGCGCGAAATTATCTACCGGCTGAGTGGTGGACAGGAATACGTTGGGTATCCTGACCTTGCAGCCCGAAGGCGGCTTGAAACCGGCATTGTTCGCCCCGCGAAGCGCAAGCTGCACCGTCCCCGCTATCGGATCCACACCGCAATGTTTTCCGCGTACATCCGTCGGGATGAAGGAGAAAGTCGCCATTTCCGGCCGCGACAGGGCGATATAAACGCCTTCCGTAGCACTGCCCGTGAAAGACGGAAGGCCGGTCACATAGGTCGGGGTCGCGGAGTTTGAGGTCGCGATAATGCACTGGCCGGTTTGCCCCGCGCCTGTGAGGTCGATCGTGACGTTTACCCGATACCAGCCGTTACCTAGAGCCGTGATGGAGGATGATGTGCCGGTCGGGCTGCCGACATTGGGGATTGCACTGAGCGTCCCCGCGTCCAAATCCACCAGCACACCGAAGCGGTCGGCACTGCCATTTGCGGCGAACTGCACCACGGCCCATTGCCGCGTCTCACGCTTCAGGATGGCCGAGAAGGTGTAGGTGCCCGATGGGAAGGCAGTGTTGTATCCACTCAGGGCAAAGGACGCATTATGCACACCCGTTGCTGCCGTTTCCCGCAGGCGTTCCGCCGCTGGATAAGGAAACGCAGAAATAGCATTCCTTGTCAGGGTCGCATTGGTGGCGGTCAGGGCTTCGTTGACGGTGTGGTGGCCGTTCCAAATGTCGCCTGCGTTGGCATACCACTCATACACACCCGACCCCGGCGCAGTCTCGATCTGAATGCCACCCAATTCTTCGCGCACCGGCAGCGTGAAAGTCTGGTTATCCGCGCCGTTCGTTGTTCCAAGGTCGTACCAGTCGCCATCGACAACGCAGGATGCCAAGCGAGGCACAACCATGGAAACGCTTGTGGTGCCTACGGTTCGCGCGACCACCTGAATAGCGCCGCGTTTGCCTGCATTCGTCGCAACAATCGTAGCACCACCCGGCAAAGTGATTGTCTCGCCTGCCTGAAAATTCCCGGTCTTTGACCGCAGCTTGATGTAGCCCGAAGCAGGCATGGCACCGCCCGCCGTGGCGGGGTCAAACGATCCGCTGGCCCATACACGGGTCAACTCGCCTGTCGCGCCGCTGGTGCCGCCTGTAACGCCATTGCTGCCAAGCGCCGCCTGTGTCGGCACGTTGCCGGAAGACGAAGCGAAGGGCACTTCCCAAACCTTGGTGCCGTCAATCAGCACCGACCCGCCCAGCGTCGAGGATAGCGTGACGATACCGAAAGCCGCCGCCTGCTGGTTAATTTGCGTGTCAGCATCAATTTTTAATGCACCACCATTGATTGTGATGCTCTCACCATCCAGCAAACCCGAGATCAACGCGTCATCATAATTGATCGGCGATGCAGGCGTTCCCGTTGTGATAGTCTGATTGGCCATGAAAACCTATTAACGGCTAGTGGTAAATAATTTTTTAACTCTTGGTATCAAACCAAAAGCCAACGAAAGAATAATAAAACCTACAGAAAGATTTACAAGATCAAAGTTTTTGATTGATAACACAATACAAAAAAAAGCCCCAACACACTGAAATGTCCAGTCCACAAAAGAATCTTTAAACGCACCACCACGCAGCAAATCCGCGCTTTCTTTTAATCCAGCAAAAACAACAGCAGGAAGAATACTGAAATACAAAGGCAATACTTGTATGGCAATACAAGTGATAAGAACACCTATGGTAAAATGCCCTGTCTGGTTAGTCACCCAGCCATACCAATCAAGTTTTTGATCGTCTGGTGTTTTTAATGTCTCAAGGATAAGGGACAATAAACTCATATTGTGGCTGCTTGAATAAACATGCCATCAATCTGTTCACTTGTTAGCGAAAGCAAAGACCCGAATGCCGAAACAAGAGGATCGTTTCTTTCCACAGTCGTCAAATTTGCCCAACGTATTTTAATGGCCGCATTCTCTGCCGCCGTGCCACTAAGCAAAGCACTAAACGCCGTTGGAAATATCGTTCTATCCGTGGCCTCTGCCTCCGTTATAAAGCCCATGGCCTGCAACACAATTAGCATCTGCGTGGCTGTGATGGTTGAAATAGGAGGCTTGTAAAGGCTATTATTAATTGTGATAATTGTCATAAACCACCATTTTCAGGAAAATTATTGCTTTCAGCACCAATTCCATCTGTTAAAAGATTAACATCGACATCCCAATAATTTCTTGTACTACGATCGGGCAAATCTTGAATATCGATTATTTTAAAAGATTTCCCTTCAGGAACATCTTTTAGAGCAATCGCTTGTATTCCATAAACAGACAAAGCTTCTTCTGTTGGATAAATCACAGCAATACCACCTTCGTCTTTTTTATAAATAATGCATTGGTTCATTAATGTCTCCTATCTAAAAATTGCTGCATAAACCAGACCTTTATCTTCAAGTGTTGCATTAGTGCTTCTAAGCACAACACTAAATGCCGACGTTGTTACAGTCCCGTCTGTAACATTAATACAATTTGACAGTAAATCACCTGTACCCCTGCCTACGCTTAAACTAATACTATAATTTATATCAGGCATGGCTTCTGATAAATTAATTCCATAACTTCCAGTACCAAAATCCGTAACACTAGACACATTGCCGCTAGAACGAATTGTTACTGTGCCTGTCCCGTTAAAATTAACCCATGCTCGACAAGCGTATTCTGGATAAAGTAACGTTGAAACAACAGGTATAGCACTTCTTTTAGAGCCATCATCAGTTATCGCCATTCTTAAAACACGACGATCCATAGATCGAGAACCACTAGGTGTTGTATAAAATTCAAATCTGGAACCGCCATTGGTTTGATGAACACTAATGAAGCTACTATCTACTGTGGATAAATTGTTTGAAAAATCAATAAACGAGGATGTTTGAGAAATAGCAGAATCGTTATTATTTCCAATACGCACACCTTGTGAAACCCCGCCGTATCTCCCAAATTCACTGAATCCACGGACATCTAATTTTGCACTTGGCGATGTTGTACCTATTCCCACGCTTCCAGAAGAATCCCAATAAGGACCATTTGTAGATAATTTTGATGGCGTCACAGAACCATCAGCCAGTTTTGTATTAGTAACAGCCCCATCTCTAATATTCATTGCAAATTGATCTAAAAAATTAATCTCAACCCGCGATAGATTGCTTGTCAAAGTCCCACTATCCAAAACAACCGTCACCGTCGTATTGGGAGAAGAATACGCACTAGAAGCCACATACCCGTAAAACGTGCCCATAATTGCACCATACATGCGGATACGACGACCCACACCATAAAATGCCGTCACGTCCGTAGGAATCGTGAACGATGTGGCACTAACGTAGGTAGGAACGTGGCCTAAATCACACCATCCACCGCTTTCGTAAAACGAACGTGTGTCTGCCATCAGTTGACGCATGGTATTGTTCACCAAACCCGCCGCCATGCCCTCTGGTGCCCCGTTAGGAGGCGTTAGAGTGTTGTTGGCCGCTGTTGTGCTGTAATCCTTAATCGGCATTATTTACTCTCCTGTGATTTCTCTAGCCGTTGCCTGACCCGCTTGTAAACTGATAAGTTTATCAATCAAACGCTGTTCAGCCGTTGAGTTCTGTTTTACCCTGCCAAGAGCTACCAACGTATCGCGCATTGCTTTGCTTTGATAAATACGACCACCCACTGCCACTGCACCTGCCACACCCATTAAAGACTGTGTTAGACCTGGTAAAAGACTACCAAAACCTGCTGCACCAAGTGTTCCAACACCCATTTGCAATGGCGTTGACTTTGCATATTTCCCAGAACGTTTTGTCGCCTGCAATGCACGTTTTAACCCTTCAATGGCATCCTGTTCTTGCTTAGAAAAAAATGTTTTGATCTGATTTTGCCTTTGGGACAAAGACTCAAGAAATTTATCAGGATCAATGCTCTCTTCACCTTTGAGTTTTGAACGCGCCATCATGTCTTCCACAATAACACTTTTTGCACTCTGCTTTCCTTTATTATCAAGATACTTAGCAAGAATTTCTACTTCACTTGCATTTTTACTTAATAAGATATTTTTAGCAGATTCAGGGACAATGTCTCCTTTATTCATAATGCTGGATAAAGACGTTTTTTTGACCTCTTTGCCAAGGGTTTGCAATTCTTGATTGCCAATTTGCCATTTTTTATAATCCGCAGGACTTTTGGATTTTAAAAAGTTTCCCATATCCTCTTTTAAGGAAGGATAAAATAGGTTTTCAAAATCAAGCGCACCTGGATCGTTGGCCACAAACTTTTTACTGTATGTATCCCTGACATTTTCTAAAGCATTCAGCCCTTTGTTTTCTGCCGCTTGCGCTCGCATTCCGAGAAGTTCTTCTCTCATTTTAGAAAATTGACCAGGACCTCTTTTCATTTCTGTTTCATAATTAGGCTGTATTTCAGCTAACTTTTTATCAATGGCCTCTGTCAATTTTGGTGTGGGAATAGATATTTCTTGACCAGCGATTGTATCCATCTGGTTTTGTAATTTTTGAAGATTTGCTTTTTTTTTCGAGATTTCATTTGAAATACGATTTTTCTTTGCAACATCTATTGGAACACCGTCCACAGTTGTTGAAGGCGTGGCATTAAATTCATTTTCTAAATCTACAATATCTTTTTGATATTTATACACTTTGTTAGAAATTGTCTTGGAATTACCAATTAACTCTTCTGCTGTATTGTATTTTGGTCTTTGCAAAACACGGTTTTTAAGGTTATCAAACTTTTCTATCATTTTGCCGTGTTTGTCTTTAACCTGTGTGGTTATATCTTGTAACCAAGCAGAATTGGATTCTGCTTCAGGAACATATTGACGCACAAAATCTTCCGCTGTTTTTTGTCTGGCTTCTTGTGTTTTAACCAAACCGCCACCCGTACCAACAAGAGGAACAATATCAGATGCCGCTTCAAGTTTTTTTCCAGCCCAAGATTGAGGGGGAAACACACTTGTGGTCCTAATGGGTATGTTGGCTTCTTTGCCTGCCTGTATGACCTTTTCTGCCTCTGTGATGGGGCCTTTCTTGGCACCACCTACAAGGGCCCTGCCTACATTTGTAACGGCACCCACACCCTTTTCTAATGTGGCACCAAGAGGACCAGCAATAGCAGCCGTCTCAAGGCCACGCTGGGCAGCTTGTGGCACCGTTTCACCTTCCTGCAAGTTCTGTGTGGCTCTAAAGGCTTCCACGGGCGCACTTACCAGAGCATACTTTGCTGCACGTTCCAAAAACGGCGCACTCTTGTTAATCCATCCAGCCACACGAGCAGGTGTTGCTGCTATGGATGTAGCAACACCACCAGCCAAACCAGACAAAGCGGTTGTGGTTCCATACTCTTTTTCACCACCTGCCAACTGTGCCTTTTCAAAAGCAGCTTGCCGTTCGTATTCTGGTAAAAAATCTTTGCCTTCCGTAAACAACGCAGGTGCCGCTCTAAACGCCGCAATGGCATCTCTTCCAAGGCCAAGTGTTGCTTCATTAACAAAACTTCTCATGCCCGCAGCCAGCCGACCCTGTTCTTGATAAGCAGGCTTTTGCATTTCTTCAGCAAGGCCAACAGGCTGCTGTGGCATCTGTTGGGATGGTTCATAATAAGATGGCTTATAATTTTGACGGAAATACTCTTCCGCTTGCTGCTGGGTTGCACCCTCTGGACCATTGATCTCATAAAACTGACCATCAGGGCCCTTTACTTGAAACTTAGGCATCACTGGCCCCCAATTACAGGAGGCATACTCCATTGAGGTGATGACCCAGGAAGTTGAGGTTGTGTATTAAGTTTTTTCTTTAGATTTTCTTGGCCTTTTTTAATAACATCTTTAATAATTTTTAAACTTTCTCTTGCCTGTTTAGGATCTTGGGCAGATTTTAGGTTTATAAAAGCCTGCGATCCTCTCTCACCCTCAACAGTCGCAATGTTACCTGCTCCACGCAGACGATCATACATTTCAAGAAAAGATTGATTTTCAATTTGATCTCGAAGGTTTTTTGCATTTGCAGCAGGCCCCCATGGAAGAGACGGACCAGCACCCGTTCCACCCTGTAAAGCCTTTCCAAGAGAAGGTGCACCAAAAATTGCATCAAACCCTTCTGAATTTTCAAGTCTTTGAATGGTGTCTAGTAAGTAATTAGAGTTTAACTCAATGGTAGGAGCATCCAGTTGCAATTTACCTTGTTCTGTACCCATAGATCTAGCATAAGCATTTTCATACATGTCCGAAGGACTAGAACGTTTCATATTTATATAAGCTTCTTTTTGCTCTGGAGTCATGTTTTGATAAACCAGCCACTCTTTAACGGCTGCTGGCATATCCCCCATACCACCACCCTGACGGGCTTTATATTCTTCCAAAGCCCTCTGATTGCCGTATTGCATATTCTGCAACTGAACTTGTTGGGCAAATTTACGTTCGGCATCCTGCGCATTGATTCTATCGGTCATCTGCTGTTTAATAGTGCCTAAAGGGTCCACAGTCGCCGATAAACGATATTGTTCTGGCAAATTCTGCGCTGCTTGAGCCGCCGTATCATATGTCATGGCCTCGCGTTGAAGGTTCAGTCTTTGTAAATTATCTTGAAGCTGCTGACGTGCTAAAATAGCATTTTGCTTTTGCTCTTCCCTTTGCAATTCCTCTTGCTTTCGTCTTTCATCCATAAAAGCAAGGCCACCACGGCCTATGCTTTCCCCAAGACTATAGCCTTGCTCGCTATCCGTTAGCATGGTTAATCCCATTTTCATCAACGAATTGCCAAAAGCAGGATTGTTAAAAATGGATTTGCTTTGCTGAGATTGACCCATGGATTGCTGCTGTTGGGGCTGCTGCTGCAACGCCTGTGCCAACATATCCTGATAAGAAGGAATCATTGCCATAATCTACCCCAAAAATCCTCTTGAACCATACCAGCCACCCATAGACGTTGGAGCCTTTTGACCACCACCACCAAATAACGAACCCCACAAACTGCCAGAAGATGTTTGAGGTTGCGTATAGTTATAATTGACCAAACCACCTGGTGAATACGCTTGTTGCGCCGTACTGTCCTCACCACCAAACACACTGCCTAATTGTTGCCCACCTTGAGCACCCGCAGAACCACCCATAAAAGCACCTCCCAATGTCAAAGCACCTCCCATTAACTTGCCAAAAGTACTGCCTTTTTTATAGGGCGTGGCCGTTGACGTAACATTCGTACCAGGAATATACGCAGTTTGTAAATTTTGGTTAAATTGCGATAAACGATTTTGTTCCTTATTTTGTTCAAAATTAAACCGATCCATCTGATCTTGAAGGGCCATACGCTTTTCTTCTTCCAGCATCTGTCCCTGAGACAAAAGACCCTGCGCTCGTCTTTGCGTAATGCCAGACAACGCTGAACCCGCATTTTGCGCCATTAAAGCAGGACTATACGCCAACTCCTCATACGTCGGTGCAAGACCTAAAGCATTTTGCTGATTTACTCGCTCTTGTTGATAATTTTTTAACGCAACACCAGAAAGATTGTCCGCAAGTTCACGCGAAAAATCCCGCCCCGATGTCGCTAAACCCTGCTGAAAATCCGATCCCCCAAAAGCCCCAGAACGCCCATAACCCGCCCTCAATGACGGCAACACATTTTCGTTATAAGATTGCTCAGAACGCCTTGCAATCACGTCCATGTAATTCTGCAATTCAGGCGTAATGCCCAAATAATCGCCTTGCAACGTCCTCTGCAACTGATCCTGAGCCGCTCTCGATGTAGACGATAACCCACCTTGAGCCTGATTGTACAGTGCCCGTGTCGCCGCCTCTTCCTCAGGGGAAACAGCCTGACCCAAAAGATCAATGCCCTGGCGCGTTGGGTCCGAATAACTTACATACGTTTGACCAGGGAAAAATTGCTGAGGCCCTTGATCGTATAGCCTTCTCGCCTCCCCAGCCGAAAACTCTAACTGAGGATTTAAATACGCAGGAGCGGAAGTTGTCGTGGTTGCGGTGCTAACCCCTTTTTTGCCTTTAAAAATACCACCCATACATCACCCCATCATTAAAACGCCAAGTTTTTTAAAGCCAAATTTTGCCCATAAGTTATGAAACAATCTATCTGTTTTTTCACTTATACCAGAACCACATAAAGCATACACAATTTTTGCATCTAAAGCCTTAGCTAACTTCACAACAGAACCCGCTAACATTCTGGATGCAACCGTGCCCCGAAACTCAGGAACAATGTAAAACTTGTCCACATCGCCTTCCTTCTGCACATAATACGTATGACAAACATTGAGAGAACAAAACCCAACTGGCACACCATCCCCTGTTTCAATCAAAAGGATATATTGCCAGTCCCTTATCATCTCTAGTGTATTTTCTTGACTGTAATCAAGCACTTTATACATGGTCTCAGAAAAAAACTGATAACAAAGCCTTTCCACCAAAGGAAAATCTTCTACATCGGCTAGTCTTATCTTAAAATCATCCATAACTACCCAATAATGATGTATCCATAATTCATGTCTGTATGGTTTTTTGATGCGTGGGTCAAAACAAAAGACCCATTATTCCTGCTCGCAAGGTACATATCTACAGTATGTCCTGCTGCATGTGCCGTCAATGGAACCCAAAACACTAACGCATTTGCTCTCATTCTTGCATCTGTAACCGTTGTGGACGTGGTATGCGGCGCAACGGTAAACTCACCCGTTACATTCAAGCGACCCTCCATCATCCCATCCCAGATGCGCGTCATTTTAACCAGATCAATGTCATCAGGATTGTAAACCTTGGGCACACGTTCATAGGTATTAACGGCCATTATTCATTCCCCGTAGGTCTAAACTCAACCATAAACCCCTTGGCCCGTGTCCACGTGCCCGATAACTTAATGACAAACTGCATATACCGCGCAATTACATCAAAGTTTACGTTTTCCGTTATTGTGTTAATGGCACCAAACGACGTTTGCGTTGGCATCTCTGTCTGCAGGTTTCTGTGATTTGTTGCCACCATAACCGTTGCATCCGTAACCACATGAAGGCCACTTAAATGCGCCCGACCATTCTTATTTAACCGGAAATCCTCTGTGTGCAATTCACCTTCCAAAGATGCACCACTAAACGCCCCATACTTGTTGTTTGACGAAAACCCACCAAACACACGCAAACCCCCCGCATAAATCGGATCATCCAAAGACCCAGGAATGTTATCAATAGACCCGTAAAGCGTCTCTAACGTCTCCAGCGTTTGGGCTGTCGTGTACGACGATAACAAAAACCGCACAGGATACTGAATGACCGTCCATTCCTGCAATGACGTGTTATAAGACATCATCATATCAGGATACCCATTGGGAGAATTGATAGACACAAAACTCCATAAGATATTCTTAGTCACAGGATCACGGGCACCCTGAATGCTTCTTAACTTTCCAAAATCCACAATATCATAAAAATACCGATCAATCTTGTTTTCCCCGATAGGTACAGAATTTGTCCCGTCAAAGGCATAAAACCCATCTGTTCCATAATAATAAATAACACTTCCATCCCTCACAAGAGAATTGGGGGCTAACGTCCCACGACCCCTTGGCAAAGGCCGCAATCCAAACGATGCCGGCTGGGCAATGTATTCCACCCGATAAATAGAATCCGTAAAGAACAACACCGCATAGTCATTAAGGGCCATCACACGCTGCCCAGTGCCTCCTACGTCCTCTCTAACATCATTAAAGCCCGCCCCTAGCCCTGAGGTAGTCCAGTCCGTTATGAGGCCTTGTGCTGACCATCTCAGGCGGGTGTAACGATCCGTTCCACCGTCTACAAGGTTAAAGGCAAGCAAAAATGAATTGGATACCGCAATATCCCGACACCGAGGTGGACTGCCCGCTAAATTCCCAAACGTCCCCCCTACAGTCGTGTCATATCGCTGAAGGACATTCTCAAAGTTTGTCGCCAAAACCACTTCATCATAAAGATCAAACCGCCAATCTATCGCCGCAGAATTGTACGTTGTTCCGCTCACGTCAGACCATGTATTTGATCCCGTTAGCAGATAAAGATTTGTCTTCGTTCCAGCAAAAATATACTGCAAACCACGAGGCGTTTGAAATCGAGCCGCCCCAATCACATCACTGGGCAATGCACCCGTCTGTTCACTTAATGTTTTAAAAGGCACATAATCCGTACCTTGAATCAACACATTCTTAGCCATGACAAGATTGCCATCGTTCCTATACGACCCCATATCAGGCCGCCATGGGCCAAAAGGAATCATATCCGTAAACGTCATATAAGACCTGCTGGACGCCTAAATACACGCTCACTTACTGTCTTTCTTACAGTCTCACGGCTAAACCATGCCGAAGAACGACGATCAAACATACCCTGCCACGTCGCCATCTTATTCTCATCACCAAATCGCGGCGGGATATGCGCTAACGACCCATACAAATATAAAGATGGGTCCAGCCTCAATAACCAATTTGTTGTTTGTGTGTTGCTTAATGGCAACAGTTTCATCCAATACACAACATCCATCGTATAGTTCGAGTCGCTGGTGGGATAAAATTCTAACGCGCTTGTTATAACATCCGTATTTGAGGCGTTGCTATGCGTGATTTTTTCCGCATAAACCTCTGGTTTACCAGAGTATCCCGTCATTCTCGCTTCCCGAATGTCTTTTAAGGACCCAGACCGCAGCGTCTGATTGCCAGAAATTGTGGCATCATAAACACTCAAAACATCCGAAGGCAAGGTTACCGTAGATGACCCCGCTGTTACCGACAGCGACACTTCATTTTTCTTTTCCTGAGGCCAAAACGACGTATCCACATAGTTTTCAAACAAGGCTATAGCCAAATCAATATCCGCCGTTATATCGTCACTGCGAGGAAAATACCGACGAATGGCTGCAACCAACTCTGAATAACTACTGATGGCAACTGGCATCTAAACTGCTCCATCTGATATCGGCATCTGTCGTGACAATGTCCTTTAAGATACAATCCTTAAAAACCACACCCTGCAAACATGATCCAGTAAAATCACATCCCGTGAAGTTACACCGATTAAACACAAACCCACGAATATCATACCCGCTAAAGTCTGTCCCAGAAAAATCCATGCCACTCGCATTCTTGTTTTTGACGCAAGAAAAGTCTAAATCATTGTCCCGCAAGGCGTTTTCATCAACCTGAAAAGGATCAACAGAGTCTGACGTGTCTTGCAACGTCTCTTTGTTTTCTACCAAAACATGATCGCCATCTTGGTTTTGAACAATTTTAGGCCGTCGCCCTCTGCGTTTTATTGTCACACCATACTCCCATGAAAAACTTTTGTGTGTGGAAAATGCCTTTCAACAATCCGTATCAATTCAGGCACGTCTTTTATAACATCATCCCCATAATGCTTGCGAATAAAAGCCACTTCCAATTCATCCAAACGAAACAAGGGCACCTCATCTTGATTTCCATGCCAAATCCGTTTACTTGCATCACGGGCTTCCTGACGCGATTCATTGATCTTTTTTTGCGTATCGCCAACATAAGACCGATGAACGTGCATATCGTCACCATCCAGAACCAAATCTGTTTTGATGCCGTTTAAAACCTGTCTTTGAATAATCTCTGCCATATAAAAAAAGGGGAGGGAAGACCCTCCCCCCCTCTCCATCACTTCTTTTTGAACTTAGGGTCAATCATCGGTTTAGGTTTGCTGTTAGCAAACATACTTTCTTGACCGCGCTTTCTTGCTGTAGTTACAGGTGCAACATTACCTTTAACAGGAGGATTCATTGATTTCTTATCCATAAAAAGAACCTTTCGTTTGTGTTTAGTTTAAGTCTGCAATAACGCCAGAGGCACGCTCATTACTGGCTTGCAAAGTGTACTCTGCAAGAATCATGTATTTATTACTGTCACCATCTTTGCCCAAATCCTCATCTTGCAATTCACGCAAAAAAGCAACTTCCCACATGTCGTTATCCAAAATGTGAACCGTCCGCGACCGAGAAAACGCATTTAAAACAACCTTTACTTCACCAAAAGAGGTTGCAATGATCTCAAGTGCCGCCGTTAAACGCCCGTCCGATGTGTCCTGACGCTTAACCGTTGCATACCAATCAAAAGTCTCAAACACCAACTTTTGAGCAGGTGACATCATAACCGTTTTGGTACCAGCGCCAGCATTGTTAAAAATGGATTGCTGAACGGTCTCAAACAAAGTTCTTGTAAAAGGACGCTGCGTTCCATCCGTTGCTGCCGCCGAAGCCGTCCCGTTGGCACCAGAAGCACCACGAGACACATTGGTAGAATACCAACCTTCCAAAGGACGAAGCTGTCTTGCCGTGTTGGTGGCACCCGGATCAACAGGAGCCTGATTTTGCGATAAAATAAACTCCATGTCGCGCAAAAGCCTTTGGTATCCGTAGGACATTTGTTTCGCAACTTCACTTTTATTTCCCGCCTTGCTGACAACTTCTTGTGTTCCAGAAACACCAAAGAAAATTCTGGAAATCTGTGTCACGTTTTTAGGACGCAAAGAAACAGTGTTTTGTAACGAACCTGCAACGTCACCTTCAATAGCAGCGTTTGGCCCAGGGGAACCAAGCGTCACTGTTTGCCATTGATGGGTTGTTCCCGATGTGGTTGTCCTTTTGCAAATCTCCGTCAAAAACGGACATTGCATCATATTGACGTTATAAATAGCATCAATAAGAACTTCTCGGTTAGAAGCCGCACCCACATAGGAATCGACTGTATTTGCTGTAATTGCCATTGGATTGTCTTTCTTTTAAAAGTTTATTTTTTCATTTCGAGCCACAATCCCGCCAGATTGTTGTTCTTTTCTGCTTGGCTGGACGCATTTCGTATATTAGCCCGCAACGTGCGAATGTTGGATTGCTTAATATCGCTGTCCGTAACCGTCACCTTGCCAACAGAACGCTTTATCACCTTAGGTGCCTCTTTCACAGGTTTCAAAACCTCCGAGGATTTCATTTTCATGTCATTGTATGACATTGCATCTTTAGCCATCACAAAAAACCGAGCATCCATTATCTCTGCCACAATGTTTTGAGGAACATCATAAGTTTTGGATACAAACTCAGCAACCTTTTGTAAACCATTATCTTTCAACAAATCAGGTGCGCGTTTTTCTAAAATTTTATGTTGCTCTCTGAAAAAAGCCTCGTTGTATTGATTCGACTCTTGCTGCTTTTCCTCTCGGATTTTACGCAACGCTTCGCCCCGTGCCTTGGCTTGGTCTTCAATGGATTGCTTTTGATATTGCAACTTGGCAACCTCTGTCCAATCTTCTTCCGCTGCCGCCTGCTGAATTAACGCATTGATTTGTGAAAGGCTCGCACCAACATCTGAATTATCAGAAAGGATTTTTTCCATCACATCCAGCTTTTCAATTAGCTGCTGCTTCATGTCCAAAACATCCTGCGGCAACCCAACATCCTTAGGCTGCTGCTTCTCAGAATAAGATGCCACCAACTCAGACAAGGGCACCTTCTTCGTTTCTTCACCAACCTGAAACTCTATCAAATCATCAGGACTAGAATCCTCAACCACAACCTCTTCAGTGGCTTCAGAAGATTCCGCAGCCACGTCTTGCTCTTTGTTTTCTTCCGCAGAAACCCCTTCGGTTGCTGGCTCAACAACCTTTTCCGGCTCAACAGCCGCAGCTTCTGCACTCTTTACTTTTTCGTAAGCTTCAATAAAAGCATCTGTGGACATAATGTTAGCCTTTGCTTAAGTTATGTTTATTAATAATTCCCTGAAGAATCAAGTTAATTGATTCAAGGCCTTTGATTCTTGCATAAAAAGATTCTCTAAGGACGGTTTCTTCGGGCTTTGATGACATCATCTGATCCACAAGAGACATCCGCGCATCCGTAAGGATAGACTTAAACACAGGGCAATCTAACAATTCCCTTGCCTTCATAGCCTTATCTGACAGTGCAACGTAATCCATACAATCCGTTTCTAAAGTATAACTCTCATAGCACTTAGTAGTGCCATTGTTTCTTTTTGTTCTATTTCCAAATAAATGTCAATAATTTCCATATCTTCTTTTAAAAGAGCTTTAAGTGCCATCAAAGCATCCTGTAATTCCTTTTGCTTTTGCCTTTCTTTAGCCTCAAGGATTTGCTGCGTTTTTAATGCTTTCTCTAGCCGCTTAATCTCTAAGTCTAAAACTTTAAACTTTTCAATGTTTTGAGAATAATCAATAAGTTTTCTGACAACCTTTTTAACCTTTGGCTGCTCAAAAGCAATGATTTTTTGTCCAATGCTTTGTAACTCTTGATCTTCTATTTTGCGAAGATTAAATTTAAGAACCTCTTTTTCTTTTTCCCATCGTCTTTTTCTTCTGACTTCCAATGTGCCGCCACCAATAGAAGGCACGCTTGGTGATGTAATGGACGGTGTCCAGTAGTTTCCTGCCCAGTATGTTTTTGCCCAATACTGATTTGACCACATTTTAAAAGGCTACTCTGTTTCAATGCGCGTAACGCGACCATTCTCACGGACAATGCGCTTTGGCTTCTGTATCATAGATAAAGCACTCTGTGTGTTTTGCGTACTTGCAGTCGAAAACTCCTTAATAGCATCCCCAATCTTTGAAATAGCCTCACTTACAGATGCCATCTGCTTTTCCATATTGCTTTCTTTTTCAGAATCCTCACTTTTTTCTTCCTCTTGCTCTGGCGGCTCTGCCATCATCAATGCACGATTTCCCTCTTCCTGCGCAACCTGTTTTCCCTGCTCCACCAATAACTTAGCTTTCTCAAGCTTCAGCTTCTGAAGAGAGATTTGGGTTTTCATGACTTCAACCTGTAACGATCCTGCCTTATAAGCCGCATCCGCCGCCACTCTTCCCTCTTCAATGTCCATCGCCTTATCCATAGGCTCAGGCGGCGGTGGCGCAGGCTGAAACTCATCAGGATTTGCAAAATACTTTTCTACATCACCCAAACCAGACAACGTCACCAACTCCGACATTGTCCTGTACAAATGCTGAGGCGTTAACAGAGGATTGTTCATCAACCCCTGCGCCGCTATGTTTTGCTGCAACGATAAAACACCCTGCAACGCCAAAACCTTCGCCTCTTTGTCCGTCCGACCCGTGCCCACCGTAATGTCAAAAGACTTCCGCTTTCTCCACTCCCTAGGATCAACCTCGTAATACTTACCCGAATCACGCAAGATCATAGAATCTTTAGCATACTTCCTAAGCAACTCATGCGTCTTTAAATACAAAGACTTAATGCCAGTTTCAGCAAAGATACGCACAATGTTCTTTAACTTCTTTTGAGACGCATTCAAAATACTCGCGCCCACAAACTGCGTACTCTCCGATAATGCCGCTGGGTCCAACCCTTGCGTCACCTTCGATATACCCGTGCGACGCTCCGCTAACTCGTCCAACAGCCCCAATATAGGTATGTTCTTGTCCGCCACATACTCCACGTTTAACGGCAATATGCCATCCGTATTTGCCGCTGGAATCACACCCCCCGGATCAGCATCCGCCAGCATCTTTGTATCCAATCCCGTCGTATCAGGAACAATCGTCACAGGCGCATTGTGCTGCAGCATGTTGTTCAACGTACCACGCAACAACGTACTCTTATACCGCTGAATATCCCCAATCTCGTCATACTTGGAAATACCCCAAAACCTGTGAGGCACAATGTTCGGTGACAATGCACAGTAAGGAATCGAATCCGTTTCCTCACATTCCAACACCACAGTCACACCATTCCCAGTTTGTCCATAACCAAATGTTCCACCAACAATGGCACGATATAACCGCATATCCCCATTGTTCTTAACATCTGCCCGAAAGTATGTCTCCATAATCTCAACGCGATCCGTAAACGTGCTTTTATCGCCTGCACCAACATTCTGAAACGAATTTAAACGATCAGAATCTCTCGCCCGTTCTTCCTCAGAATTAAACAAAATCGTTGTCTTAGGCACACGCTCAATCTTCTCTAAACTATAACCAGCCGCCACTAAATCAGAGCGACGTGCAAACACACGTTCAGCTACAAACATAACATCATCAAGATTCAAACTCGAATGCGTCTTATCCACATAAAAGTTTTCAGGTTGTATGCACTCAATACGAACCTGAGACACATCACTCTTTCTGACACAATCCACATCAAACCGCGCCATCATCACCATCTCAGGCGGCATGATCTGAATTTCATCCATAGATAACTCTTGCTCACCAAGAAACGCCGTGACCGCCTTAACCTCTACGTCTTTATCATTCACCAAGGAGGTGAACGCCTGAAACGATTGCATCTTGTACGTTTCGCGCTCTTTGTTGACGACATCGTCCCAATAAACTTTGACAATCCCATTCTTTTGAATCAAAGCATCTTTTAGCCACGTATAGAACAACAAGAACCCATTGTTCTGCTCTTCAATAATGGTTTTCACCATCTTGGTTTCTTGCTCCGCCGCCTGTATATCGTTCATGTTCTCAGCCACAAACGATCCAATGGGTGACGTGCTAAAGTATATATCCATACATTCTGCTAACGTCCACTCCACAGCATCAAAGACGTCAGAGGATACAAACTCACTCCATCCCTCTTTCTCACCGCCAAATAAATCACGGTTGTAATACTTAAGGCCTAACGTCCTCTCTCTAGTCAATTCGGTGTTATACTGCCCAATGTCACCCCAATAGGACTGCACAATACCAATCACATCATCATCTTTTAACTTAGCCATTAAACCATCATCCTTCTGCTAGGGGCTGCATATTGCATCCGACGTGATGCCACTTTTCCAAAGCCTTCACATGCATATCGAAGCGCATCAATACCATGGTCTTCTTGGTGTTTTGCTATATCAGGCAATACCTTGCCACTATCCTTATCCGTTGCATAACTATAAAAAGCAAGCTCTTTAGCTATCTCAGGGCATCTTGGATGAACAACAATGTTGTAACCTTTAAGGAAATTGATTCCCTCCTCAACACTGTTCGCTCCTTTCAAACTAGGCATCATCTTAGGGTATCCGTGATTCCTCATGTGACTTATTGTCTCAGG